AGTACTCCCTATTAAGGTTCATAATAACCTTATTTCCAAATTAAATAAGAGGAGAACAACAATGGCAAAAAATGACTTGCTAAAAGAAGCAATTGCAGACGCGAAAGCCGTAAGAGAAACTGCACTTGCTAACGCAAAAATTGCATTAGAAGAAGCGTTCACCCCTAGAATTCAATCAATGTTATCTGCTAAATTAGCTGAGGAAGAAGAAATGGATATGGAAGAAGAAATGGAAGCACCAGAAATGGAAGCTGAAATGGAAGCTCCTGTTGAAGATGAAGCTCCTGTTGCTGAAGAAGGTAGAGGCGAAGAAGAAGTTTCTGAAGAAGAAGTTCCTGCAGAAGAAGCTCCTATTGAAGAACCTGTTGCTGAAGAAGAAGGATCTGAAGATGACCTAGAACTTGAAGCTATTATTAAAGAGCTTGAAGATGAAATGGCAGAAGAAGAGCCTGTAGCTGAAAATGCTGAAGAAGATGGTACACCTGACGAAGGTGAAGCTGTTTCTGAAAGTGAAGAAGCTGCAGAAGAAGATTCAGTAGATGAAGACATCAATTTAGATGAAATCATCAACGCATTGAAAGAAGAAGAAGAGGGCGAAGAAGAAGTAACTGAAAATGAAGATGAAAAAGTTGAAGAAAACGAAGAAGATGAGCTTGAAGAAGCTTATAACGTTATCAAATTCTTAAGATCTAAAATTAATGAAGTTAATCTTCTTAATGCAAAATTATTATTCTCAAACAAATTGTTTAGAAACCATTCAATGAATGAATCACAGAAAATGAAAGTAATTGAAAACTTTGACAGAGCGGCTAATTTACGTGAAGTTAAATTAGTATTTGCTACATTATCTGAATCATTCAACTTGAATACTTCTAGAACAAAAAGAACAATTAAAGAAAGCTATGCTTCAAAGTCTAGCGCTTCAACTGCTCCAAGTAAGAAAGTAATTTCTGAAGGAAATGATTTAGCTGCAAGATGGAAGAAGTTGGCTAATCTCTAAAATTAAAAAAAGAGGAGAAAAGAAATGAATGTAAATTCACTATTACCTCATGATTCTCAAGCTAACCAAAATGCTGTATCTATCCAACTTGAAAAAAAGTGGGAAAAGACAGGTCTTTTGGAAGGAATGGGTAATGAGGTTGAAAGAAAGGGCATGGCTGTTCTTCTAGAAAATCAGGCTAAGCAATTAGTATCTGAAGCTTCTAGTACAGGAACGGGCGCGCAAGATGAACAATGGTCAGGGGTAGCTCTTCCATTAGTTCGTAGAATCTTTGCAGAAATTGCTGCAAAAGATTTTGTAAGTGTACAACCAATGAATTTACCTTCTGGTCTTGTATTCTATTTAGATTTCAAATATGGAACTAATCAAGGAACAATAGGAACAGCAGGTAATAATGACTTCGTAACTACTACAACAGGTGGTGAAGAGTCAAATTCTGTATTTGGTGTTACAAATGCAGCAAACGGCGACGGTACTAACGTAGCTGTTGAAGGTCTTTACGGACCAGGTAGATTTGGATATTCGATCAATGATCAATCTTCATCTGCATTAACATTTACTGATCCAGGTGCTATGTCAACGGCAGTAGCAACAACTAAATTTGATTCAGGTTCTGCAACTGCAGACATGTATGGATACAATTCTGAATTTAGTGCTTCACAAGCATCAGCAGGTACATATATTACATATATTGATGTAAAAGCTTCTGATCTAAGTGGTGCTGATTTTGAAGGCTGTCGTGCATTTAACATAGTAGGCGATACAGATTTAACTCTCTATCCAGAGTTTACTAAGTTAGTTAAAAGAGCAGCAGCAGATGATACGCTTAGATTTGTTGGTACAAAAGCAACAGCTGTTACAGCATTAACTAATCTAACTGTTGTTTATCACAAAGCTCCAGGAGTACAATCTAGAGGTGACTTTGAAGACGCATCAGGTGCTGGTTATCCTAGTGCTGGTCAAACTGGTGATGCAACTAACTTAGACATTCCAGAAATCAATCTTGAAATGAGATCTGAGGCAATTGTTGCTAAGACACGTAAGTTGAAAGCAGTATGGTCTCCAGAATTTGCTCAAGACTTGAATGCTTACCATTCAATTGATGCAGAAGCTGAATTAACTTCTATGTTATCTGAGTATGTTTCTCAAGAAATTGACTTAGAAATTTTAGACATGTTAATGAACAATGCTCAAACAACTGCTCATTGGTCAGCTAGAATTGGATACAAGTATGATGCAGGTGCATCGGCATTTGTTGATGATGCTACTTCAGGTCAAGCTTACAACCAAGGTACATGGTTCCAAACTTTAGGTACGCAAGTACAAAAAGTATCGAACAAGATTCACCAATTAACTTTAAGAGGTGGAGCTAACTTCCTTGTTTGTTCTCCAACTGTTGCAACAATCCTAGAATCAATTCCAGGATATGCTGCTGATACAGATGGCGATAAAGCACAGTTTGCAATGGGCGTTCAAAAAGTTGGTGCTATTAACAATAGATTCCAAGTTTACAAAAACCCATATATGACTGAAAATGCAATTCTAATGGGATATAGAGGTTCTCAGTTCCTTGAAACAGGTGCTGTTTATTCTCCATATATTCCA